TCGGAACGAGTAATTGACATCTGATATGATGATTATACTAATATTATACCAAATATTCTTTATATAATGTTTGAATAAGGCATCAAGATTATAGATCAAAATGATAATACATATACAATCCACTTGTATCAATAAATGACAAATATGTCGGTACATAGGAAGGTGCAACCGTATTTGTAAATGGTTCAAAAGGATAATAGAGAACAAATCCCGATATATCAATCAATTCTTTGTATTGAATAGAAACAGTGGATGTAACAATGGCCAAAGTATATAAAATAGCTACCGAAGTTACCATATTACCAGGTTGTCCCACTACATTGTAAGGTATAACTGCATAAGAATAACTAATATCATGATAAAATGCGGTAGCAGGATCGGTATACAACGCAGTCATCGTGGGTGACATCATTTGAAAGGTTTCAATGGGTATTCCATTACGTAAACGCTGTACAGCAACTTGGTAAAACGATGAATTTCCTAACAATGTCACCGTTATATTTTGATATGTTTGTGTAGGTATATCTACATTTACAAAAGGAAAGGGTGATACGGAAGATGTAACAAATGTTGTACCCGCAGTTCCTAATGCATTGTATGGAAGAATAGAATAGGAATAACTATTTGTTGGATAAAATACATTACTAGGGTCTATGTATTTTGTGGTTCCATATGGTATTGATTGATAGTTTTCTATTGGTATTCCATTTACCCAACGTGCAATACTTACTGAATAATAGGAGGTGGAACGCAACAAAGCAAACGAAATATCATTACCATTCACACAAATATTTCCAATAGATCCTATACTTATACTTGGCAAAGGTGAAATTGGTAAGGTGGTATAGGACAATCCGGCAATTCCCAAAGCAGAATAGGGAATAATTGAATATGAATAACTATTCATTGGATAAAATACATTGCTAGGGTCTATGTATATCGTGGTACCATACGGTACGGATTGATAAGGTTCTATGGGAGTTCCATTTACCAAACGTACAATAGAAACAGTATGATATTGACCAGATATGGCAAATGAAATATCGTTATTGTTGTATGAAACTATACTAACCGTTACTGTGGGTAATGGAGATACAAAGGGGGTAATATATACGGATCCGACGACGCCCAATACATTGTAAGGAAGTAAAGCGTATGAATATGAAACATCCGTTGAAAATGAATTGCTAGGGTCTACATAGACAGTAGTACCATACGATATAGGTTGATATGTTTCAATGGGTTGTCCATTGACCCATCTTTGTACACTCGCTTGATAAAAAGAAGTAGATGTGAGTAGAGCAAACGAAATATCATTGTAATTGATAGAAAATGGTCCAGTAGTGATGGTTGGTAAAGGAGATATACCCACCGTAGTATAAGATGAACTGGGTAATCCGGCAATGTTATAAGGAATAAACGAATATGAATACACGTTGACCGGATAAAATACGTTACTTGGGTCCGTATAGGTAGAAATTCCAGGAGGTAAAGATTGATAATCTTCTATGGGAATACCATTGACCATACGTGCTACTGACAGATTATACAAGGTGGGAGAATTGAGAAAAGACACAGAAATAGCCGTAGTGGAACAAGAAATCGTACATACTGGCATAATTGCTGGTAATATTAGCGGAACATCGTAACAATAATACATTACCAATCCAGTAGGGTCAATCATGTTGCTGTAAGGAGCCACATACGTTGACAATGTGGTATCAGCAATATAATCAAAAGGATAATAGGACAATAATCCGACAGAATCAATGATATTTTTGTTTCTAATTGAAATTGCTGATATAATTCCAAAATATACATAGGGTATGGTGAATACTGTACCCGCAATTCCTAATGCATTGTACGGTTTTACCGCATACGAATATTGTATGTTATTATAAAACACATTGCTTGGATCTATGTACACGGTGGCTCCTACTGGCATGGGTTGATAGGGTTCTATTTGTATTCCATTTATGATACGTGCAACGGATACTGAATAAAATGAACCAGGATTTAACAAGGCAAATGAAGCATCATTGGAGTTGATATAGATTGGTCCAGTTATTACTGTCGCGGGTAAAGAAACTGGAATTGTTGTATAAGATGAACCAGCAGTTCCCATTGCATTGTACGATTGTATTGTGTACGAATACGTCATAGAAGCATAAAATGCATTACTAGGGTCTATATACACCGTAGTTACAGAAGGCACGGGTCGTAACGTTTCTATTTGATTACCGTTGACGATACGAGCAACGGATACAGAATAAAACGAAGTGGGATTTAATAAAGCAAAAGAAATATCATTTGAGTTGATACATATTGTACCTGTGGATATGGAAGAAGGAGGGGACACTACCGTAGTGACAGTAGATGAATTTGAAATATTTACTGCATTGTACGGAATTACCGAGTATGAATAGGTGGAATTCGCATAATATTGATTGTTCGGATTTGTATAAGTAGTTGTCCCCGTAAATAATGTGGTAGTTTGTCCAGAGTTTATACCATTAATCAATGGTTGAACCACAACGTAATAAAATGAATTGGTATTTGTCATGGTAAAAGAACTCGCGGTTGGCGTAACAGATACTATATTTATATTCACTGTTGGTATGGGTGAAATAGTACTAGTTGTAACCGATGTATTGGCAACATTGATGGCATTATACGGTGTAACAGTATAAGAATAGCTACTATCCGCTGTGAAATTATTACTAGGGTCTACATAAGTTGCAACACGTATGTTGTACGAAATATCACGTATTTGTCCATTTTTTCTACGAAGTATTGAAACCGAATAAAAGGTGGTTGTATTTATCAAAGAAAACGAAACAGAACTAGCAGAAACACTGATAGAACCCAAAGTAACACTGGCTGGTGGTGACGTATTTGGAGTCATTGTGATAGAATTACTATTGCTCATATACACTGCATTAAAAGGTGTACATTGATAAGAATAAGTATTACTTGCGAAGAAATTCGTAGAATTATCTATGAAAAGTACATTGTTTGGAAGTGGAGGTACAAACGAATTATTATTATTGTCTATGATTCCGTTGATATATCGTACGATCTGAAAGGAATAACACCGTCCAAATGTTTGATAATTCCAAGAAATTGTGGAGGCAGACAGAGTTACATAATTCACAAAAAGAACAAAAGATGCATCTGGTGAAACCGGAATGGTGATATTTGTTGCCGCAACGTTGATAATTCCCAGTGCATTGTACGGAACCACGGAATATGCATAACTTGCATCGGCTACAAATGCATTACTCGGATCCGTATATAGGGAACTTCCAACTGGTTGAACGACTGTAGAGGCACCATTCAAAGTACCCCGAACGATTCGTGTAACCGCAATATAATAACATTTTCCGATAGTTTGGTATGACCAAGAAATGGTAGTAGAAGACACATTTACATACGTTAAAAACAATGCGGCGGATGCAGTAGGTGAAACGGGTGCTGTGACTAATGTTGCGGGTATATTAGATACTCCCAAACAATTAAAAGGTACCATAGAATAAACATAACTACAATCTGCCGTAAAATTGTTACAGGGGTCTAGGTAAGTATATATTCCTGCACCGGTTTGTGACAATGTTTGTGATGATGTCGTGTATCCACGTACTATTTTGGAAAACAATACGGTTGAAAACGAACGATTGTTGATAATATTAAACGAAATACAGGTAGTATTCACAAATACTGGACCAATGGAAACGGTTGCATAAGGTGATATCGTCGTACTATACACTTTTGTACCCACATTTCCCAATATATTATACGGCAATATTTGATACGAATAACTACTATCCGCAAATAAATTCGTTCCCAAATCCACATAGGTAGTGATATGAGGTAATAATCCCACATAAGCAGATATATTCGTACCATTCGTGATTCTTGAAATGGAAACATCATAAAATGTATTTGCATTGGACAGTATGAATGACACATTGTTAGTTACGATATCTACTGAAATACTAGAAATGGACACTACCGGTATGGGTGATATTGATGTAGATGTGATGGTTGAACCCGATTGGTCTAAGGCATTGTAGGGCACAATTTGATATGTATATGATGTATTGGGGGTTAATAAGTAATCAGTATAAGAATTGATAGAATTGGAGAATGTTATCCAAGAACCGACATTTCCACCAGATATTTCGGCAATTTTCACATACATATAATTATGAATACTTCCGAATTGAATGGTTACGGATGAAGAATCCAGTCCAACATAACTATAGGATACCGTAGGAATCGGAGAAATCAATGGTGTGGTAATTGAACTGGAAATATTGGCAATTGACATGCAATTATAAGGTACGATTGTATAACCATAGGTTGTATACGCATTATAATTGTTACTCGGATCCACATAACTTGTCGCTCCGACAGGTTGTACAATTCCCATAGAAGAAATACCATTCACTTTACAAGAAATACTCACATAGTAATAATGGGTTGAACCTGGTACATAGGTAAACGAAATAGAAGATGTTGTACAATAATAAGGACTAGGTGAACCATATTGTCCAAACAAAACCGTGGCAGGAACTGTTATAATGGGTGTGATAATATTATTGGAAGGTTTATTGACATTGGATGTATTGTAGGGTGCAATGACATAACAATAGGAAATGTCACTGTAAAATGGTGTATTATTATCGGTATAATTTGTCTGTCCCGCCGGTAAAGTAATCGTTGTTTTTGTAATACCATTTATTACTGGAGTTACAGAAACATAATAATACAAAATGGCATTGAACAAATGAAACGAAATACTAGACAATGATACGGTATATCCATTGGAATAATCAAACAAAACAGTAGCATCATTTACAATAATTAAAGGGGTTATGATAGTTTCACCCGAAACACCTTGAGCATTGAATGGTATGATTGAATATTGATACGCACTGTTAAAACTAAATGTACCGGATGAATCTGTATATCCAGAAACATAAGATGTAGTGGTAATATACGGTCCTATACTTATCAATTCTCCATCTGTTGTATACGTCATTCGTGAAATTTGTAAATATTGGAAAGAAGTCGGATTTGAAAACAGAAGATTGATTTCTTCGGTAGATGTAGCTCCGTACGAAATGGTTGATGGATCTAATCGGGTAATTGGTGTTATAGTTTGTACAGTAAGTACCGGAGTTCCGGCAACATCTACTGCATTGTAAGGTGTAATTACATAAGAATATGTATTGGATGCGGTCACATATAAATCTACAAAAGAAGTATCTCCAATCACGGATTTCATAGAATTACCCCATGTACTATCATTAATACGTTCAGTCAAAATTACATAGGAATAACTTCCCAAGGTAGTGAAATCAAAATGTATTCGTACACTTGTAAATGAAATATCACTGTAAGAAACAAAAGAAACGGAAGGAATGGGAGAAACTGAGGACGAAACCCATTCATTTCCTGGAATGTTTTGAGCATTGTATGGTATCATAGAAAAAGCGTACACGGTATTTGGATAAAAGGTGGATGTAATCTGATATGCGTGCGTATTGGATGTAATTGTGGAATAGCTCCCATAGTTTCCATTAGTAAGTAAGGCAATGTTCAACGATGAATATGTCAAATTAGACGATGGTGGATTGTTTATATTGAACATGATTTCCAATGCATTGTCTGAAACTATGGTAAAATTACTGTCAGTTACATATGCCATGGGTGAAATCGGAGCGGTAATAATACTTGTATTGGATTCATTTACAGCATTAAACGGTGTAACTAAATATTTATATATAATAGTGGGCCACAAATCAGTAACAATTAATTGTGTAGTTCCCTGTAATCCCCCGTCCAATGTCCATTGTACGGCTTCAGTAATGTTTCCGGAGATTTCAGCAACTTGTATATAATAATAAGTAGTACTTTGAGTGAAATTAATAGTGACTTCATTGTTAGTAATGTTGTTATAATTCAGAAAAGCTACGGTTGCTGGTGGAGAAACCATTATGGAACGTATAATATATCCACTTACATCTACTACATTATATGGTATGATTTGATATTGATATGTTATATATGCCACAAACGGTTCCGATAAGTCTGAATAAATTAATGAGGAAATCGGTTGTCGTATCCAGGGTTGTGATATACCGTTTACGATTCGTGATATAAAAGTATAATAAAAGGAAGTAGTAGTTCTAAATGAAAATTGGATGTTTTGTAAACTAACCGATGAGAATGAAGCGATGATTGCAAATGGAAATGGAGACACTGTGTACGTATAAAATGCCGAAGCATTGTTGTTAATATCCATTGCATTGTATGGTATCACATAGTAAGAATAACTTGAATCAGCCGTAAATACTGAACTGGTGTCTGTATATGAAGTTCCTCTAATGGGTTGAATTATGTCCCTAGAATCTAACCATCCACCATTTTTAGAACGTCGTATACGAACATAATAATATCGGTTTTTACCAGCAGCATATGTAAATTGTATTTGATTGTACGAAATATCTGTATATTGAACAAAATATGCATTTGCCTGAGGAGAATTTATGTTAGTTTGAACGGATAAACCCGCTGATACCAATACATTGTAAGGCAAAATAGAATAACCATAACTTATATCCGCAGTGTAGGTATTACTGGTATCCAAGTAGGATGTGGTTCCGTATGGTACTCGTCGTGTTGTACCTAGAATTCCACCCGAAATAGACGTGACATCCGCCACATAAAATGCATGTTTGTTTTGTGTAAAGGTAAAATAAGTATAATCTCCCGAAATGGACAATGCGGATACTTGTGCGTACGCACTCGGTGATACTGCTGGTGAATAATAAATAAGATTTGTAGCAGCAATGTTAATTGTACTATAGGGTAATAATGCGTAGGAGTAACTGGAATCTGGATAAAAAACATTGCTAGGGTCAGCATAGGTAGATATACCCGGACCTTGAATATGTGTATCTATTTTTTTAGAATTCATATATCGGGTAATGCTCACATAGTAAAAATTGCGAATATCTGAATAAGAAAATGTAATATTACTTATATCTATTTCGGTATATTGCACATTCGGTGGTGTTACAATTGGTGGTGATACGGTTACTGAATTGGTAGATATTCCGGCATCATTTACCGCATTAAATGGTAAGATGGAATAAGAATAATTCGTATTTGCATAAAATACATTGCTTGGATCCGTATAAATCGTAATTTTCATAGGTTGAACTGTATAAGAATCCAACATAATTCCATTGACAAACCGAGCAACTGCCACGTATGAATATGTATTGGCGTATATGATGGGAAACGTAACCGATGTTTTATCAATGGTGATATAACCAATTTGAACCTTTGCTTGAGGTGAAACTGGAATCGTTGTGATTGCGGCATCGTTGTTGGAAACATCCAAAGCATTGTAAGGAATTACAAGATAAGAATAGCTAGTATCTGCTGTGAAGACATTACTAGGGTCTATATAAATAGAAGTACGAAATGGAATACGTACCGAATTTTTATATATTCCTCGTACAATACGTGTAACATATACATAATAAAAAGGTCGTTCATTCAATCCGATAAATGCAAACGAAATATCTGTATAGGAGACAGACGGTATTCCAACAGTTACTACTGCCGGAGGACTTGTTGGTATTGTTTTTACGATAGCAGATGTATTGGAAATATCCAATATGTTGTAGGGTATCACCGAATATACATAACTAGTATCTGCATAGAACATACTACTAGGGTCTTGAAAAATCGTGGTTCCGGTAGGAACCATCATAGACGGAAGTACTTTATTACCGACTTTACGTGTCACATACACATAATAATACAATTGTGAAGATACATTGGTAAATGCAAAGGAAATATCTGAAGTTGAAGTAAATACAGGTCCAATATTTACCAATGCCGCAGGAGATATGGGATTTGAATACAAAATTGCCGAACTATTTGATACGTCCAGTGCATTGTAAGGAATGATAGAAACAGAATAACTCGTATCTGCCGTATAAGGAGGGTCTATTTGAAAAACGGTAGTTCCAATAGGAACCGGTTCATAAGGACCCGGAATACCTGCCGTCCAAATGCTCACATAGATATAATATGATGCACCACCATTGGAACCGCGTATAATCGCAAAAGATATATCAGTGTTGTTTATATACACGGTTCCAATCGTAATCGTCGCTGGTGGAGAATACACCACGGTGGTTATGGTGGCGGACGGATTCGGTATTCCATTGGCATTCTTGGGTGTTAATTGAAACACATAACTACAATCACCATAAAAGAATTGATTTGATACATAGACAGAATCAGAATTGGCACGATTCAATGATAAATTTGTGGGTGTTTGACCATTGGTAGATACAAGTGCATTCAATGAATAAAAATGTTGTGCATTTGACAATGAAAATAAAAAAGAAATGTCTGTGGAAGACATGGTAACCACATATTCCGAATTAATATTTGCAGAGGGTGAATATGGCGGATAGGTAGTAAACGAATCCCCCGAAATATGGATAGCATTGTATGATTGTACAACATAAGAATACGCGTAACCACCATAGAATTGTGTAGTAGGGTCAATGAATAAAAATGTATTTCGCATACATGAATAACTCGTATCAAATATATTGTTGGCATACCGAGTGATAATGATATAGGAAAAAATACTGGATGGTAAAAAACTCATAGAAATATCGGTTTCACTGTAAGAAATAGCTCCAATAGTAATACTGGATTTTGGTGAATAAAAAGGAGTCGTAATGTACATTCCGGATACATCTATGCAATTGTACGGAACAATTGCGTATTGATACGCAATAAATGCGAATAAATCTGGACGACTCGTATAAGTAGATAAATCAGAATAACGATATGTTGGACTGTCCAGAATACCCATAATTCCTCCTGATATTTCAGCAAATTCATAATAGCTATAACTCGGTTGTTGAACTCCGTTCACGTCTATGTAATCATTGGTATCGGTTAAATTTAAACGAACGGTAGTATATTTTTCTTGTGATGAACCATAATTGTAAAATGTACTCCCATCATTATAATTTAAAAATTTTATACTAGCGGGTGGTGAAATAAGGGGGGTAGTAATTATAAATTCATCTTTAATATGTGCGGATGCATTGTATGGAGATATTTTAAAATAGTAGCTATTTATTGGTAAAAATATGTTAGGTAAAATGGAATAACTGATTGTGATAAAACTGGCATCATAGCGACTATTGTAATAGTAATCGTCAATTTTGTGATAATTATCTAGAACATATCTATTATTATCACTATAAAAAGGTTCAATTGAAAAGTAAGAAAATGTTGGCTGATTCATAATAGTAAATGTAATTTGTGTACTACAATCAATTCCAAATTCATTGAAAATCACGGAAGCATACGGAGAAATTTGGTCGGAAACACGCACATCACCTTGTGCGTTTAGTACATTGTATGCTCTAAAAGTATAAGTAAAAGACAATTGTGAATATGATAATGGGTTTTCACTCGTAGTAAATGTATCATAGTAGGTATTTGTACCATTGTATATGGTTTGTATAGGATAAACATAATAGTTGGAGCTATTTTTGAGTATTTTTTGAACAGTTACATAATCAAAATTGTTTTTTTGTAAAACAGAAGTATTAATGAAATCAAAAGAAACTCCTATAGATGAAATATATGTGTTTGTAATGAAAAATCTTGCATAAGGAGATAATTTTGGTGTTGTATACACAGTACCAGGAACATCAATGTTGTTATAAGGAATAAAACTATACGTATAATACGAAATTGCATTAAATGTTGAACTAGGATCTGTATATAACGGCGAATTTATCGTATTTTTTACAGGTGCTTGCAACGATTCGGAGCCAATAAAAGTGTCATTAATTTGTCTAGCAACCGCTACATAATAGAAATCTTGATAATTTTCAAGAGGAATTAATACTAAAATATTAGAAATTTGTATTTTATTGGTATTGATTATTACTGAAAGTGGAAACATAGGAACCGTTATGGTAGATAATTGATACGTATTTCCACGAATAGAAACTCCATGATTGAATAAATTAGGAATGATTGAATAATCATAATTTTGACCCAATACAAACCCATTTGGATAAATACTTGTACTCGTATTTATATTTGTATCAGTAAATTGATAAAAGGTTGATTCGGTAATTGATGTGATATAAAAAATTTTGGACGGATAACCATTACGAATAATCGTTAATGATGAAAAATATCCGGAAATATCTATTAAAATAGATGTATTTGTTAATAAACGATAATATGCATTCATTATTACCGGATTCAATGTGGTTATTGTTCCCAAGTAAATAATCGCCCCCGGTTGATTGGAAAAAAAAGGTTGTATGGAATATATATAATTCATTCCTGGTAACAAACCGGTGTCTATAAATGAATTATTGGTTAACTCTGAAAAACTTGTATCATTTCTAAAAATGGTATATTTGGTAAAGGTTCCAACAATATTTATGATAGAAACTGATTTTGTGGTGATTGATGTTTGATCTAGTAGAGCATTGATACGAATGTCTTGTGTGAATATAGTGCCAAGTGGTATGATTGAACCATGTAATAAATTATATACGGATTGTATTGAATAAGTATATTTCATATTTGGGTACAAATTATGGTCAGTATAACTATTTCCAGTTAATCCGCCAAAAATATGTTTTTCAGAAATGGAAATATCCAATGCATTGTTACTACTATCCGAACGATACAATATAAATGTATCGTAATTTCCAGTAATATTGTCAATAGTTACAAAATTCAATCCAACTTGTCCAATCGTTGCATTTGTTATAGTTGGTGTGGTGGTTGACACGACTGAGCCACGTACATAATTTAGAAATGAACTTTGTACAAAATTCGGTACTACAGAAGAAAAAGTAAAACCATCACATACATTTTGATTTTCTTGAGATATGTTAAAAAAAACGCCTGTTTTTAAATAATCAAATTGTGAGGCTAATACATGATCGTATGAATAATTCATTGAAATCGCCACATCAAATACTTGTTCAGGTTGAACATCTAACTGCAAATTATCTATGATAATATTTCCTATATATTGAATTCCATAAAATTGTCCTGAATCCATATTGAAAGGAGAAAACGAAATATCTGGAAATTGAATGTTTTGTTTTCCTGGAATTGGTGTAGTAAAAGAAGTATAAATTGTGGGTGTAACTAAGGGTATTACCGGTATTCCACTATAGGTAATATTTACGGACACTGGTGCTCCTATATTTGACATTTCATTTGCACTCAACATGTGAATATTCATGGTATTTTCAGGTGTAAATATACCAGGCAATTGAGAATAGCATTGATTAAGATAATCCATGTTTCCATAGATGGAATCTATGTGAGGATTATAACTGGGGTCTTTGTCCCAATCTGCTGTAGTATTATCTGGACAAATCGTCGTATCAATGATTCCTTTTCTGATTGAACCCATCATCCATATTCCAACTGGAATACTGAACGAAAACACATGTATACTTTTCGGCATGTACGTAGTAGTTACGATACTTCCCACAAAACTGCTTCTGGTTTGAATACTTTGGTTTTGTACAAATACATCGTACGAATCATCCGATACATACATGGCAGCCGAATCGTATAAAAATGTGATTTCATCTTGTGTATACAATTTCAATTCTGACGTATCACCATCGGGTAAATTACTATAACTCGCATTATTAATACTTGAATTTAGAAAATGATAAAGGGGTACAGTTGGGTCGTAATAAAGATTCATTGGTGTTCCGGGAACATCCGATGCAGTGGAACTTGTTATTTTTGTTTCATTGGAATTACAAACAGTGGAACGATTGGTTAATAATGATGAAAAACTAGTGGGTTGATTAGATATTCCACGGGATAAACGTGCCCATGTTTCTTTTTTCGTTAAATTATTTGTTTTGGTATTTTGTTGATTGTTATCATATTTTAAAATTTCTGCTTTTCTTCGCATATCCAACTGTTGTTTGGTATTTTCTGGATAAGGGGAAATGGGATTGTATCTAGGTGGAGGTGTGTGATAAAATGCTAATCTTTGCCTTTGATCATTTGCAATTATTAAATTTACAATTGCTGTATCACTACAATCAGATAGTTCTTTGGCAAGATAAGTTGAAATTATGTCATACGACATAATTTTTCAAATCATATACAAAGTTCCCTAGATAAAGGAACCTACGGTTCCTTTAAAACTATTGGAACCTACGGTTCCAGTAAAACCTCCCTCAGGTAACGAGTACACCACACTATGTGTGGTGTACTCCTAAGATTTCTTACAAGGTTTATGTGTATCTTTTCTATGTAAAAATCAAATTGGTTGTATAAGATCCTATACAACTAATCTACTAAGGACCCTCGTTACCTGAGGGAGGTTTTAAAGGAACCGTAGGTTCCTTTAGGTTAGGTTAGTTTGGAAAAATACCAATCAACCGACAAATAATAAGGATTTCCTTTGGTTGAATTCGCTAAACTACTGAGTGTGGTATTCGGACCACTTCCAACAATTTGATTAAGTTCCGATGCAGACAATGCGCGTGGAAAATATTGTAAATTAGATAAAAATCCCGAAAATCCCGAATTTTGACAAACATAAACGTCTCCATAATTTTGTTTAGGCACTGCAGAAATGCTATATCTACCTGTAATTGTACCGTTCACATACACATCCATTAATGTATTTTCTAAACGAATGGCTACATGCATCCATTTTTTATTCAGGGGAATTCCGGTAACGTTGATTGTAATCGGCCCTGAAGTAGGGTCAACTGTATCCATAATCAACAACAAGGAAACATTTCCTTTATTACTTTCGTTGGCTAAATACAATCCTGGGCCATTGTTTACACTAGCTAATCCAGTTCCTAAAGGATAAGTAACGCCATCTACGGTTGTGGATTGATTCATATAATTTCCATTTCCTTTGTTAAATATATGTGCATATTGTTGTGCGGGTCCAACTACATCATTGATTTGTAACCATAGAGACCAGGTAAATTCTATGCCATATTGTTTATTATTAGAACGTGTAATAATATTTCCAGGAAGAATTGCACTATTTCCACCCGATATCATACCTTTTACAATATAGGGATTGGTGGCATTTTGTGAAAAATATCCGATTAAATTGATACCTATATATAACAAAATAACAAATCCGATTAAAATCATTAATATAATAGCAACCTTGGCTACCATCGTATTGGATTGCAAAAAATCATTACTGGTTGTAGCCAATTCCGATGGGTCTCCAAATGATTTTATGGTATTGGTCAACGTTGAACTTATATTGTCCATTTTTTCATTTATATTATCTGTTACGGCTACCGCATTCGTTTTTAATGCATTTAAATCCATAATATATAGTTTATACCATTAAAATATATTGGAATAAAGGAACCTACGGTTCCTTTAAAACCTCCCTCTATTGGAACCTACGGTTCCAGTAAAACCTCCCTTATGTAACGAGGACACCATGCTTCGCATGGCGCCCTCATAAAGTTTCCTTGAAACCTTCTAGATAATAATAATATCAAATTGGTTGTATAAGTTCCCATACAACTAATTTACTAAGAATCATTCAAGGAAACTTTATGAGGGCGCCATGCGAAGCATGGTGTCCTCGTTACATAAGGGAGGTTTTACTGGAACCGTAGGTTCCAATAGAGGGAGGTTTTACTCCCAAGATGCCTCGCCGCCTCATAGAGGCGGTGAGTCATCTTTGTTGTGTCCCAAAACGCCTTAGGGCGTTTTAGGGACGACTGGAACCGTAGGTTCCAATACGTGGGTTCCAATATTTAGAATACTCGTATGTCATTTTGTATTTGATTGTTTTTCAATATCTCAATAGACATGCCGTAAGTGGAGAAAGAAGTAGCTACACCATTTCCAACAATGTATTGTTTCCAAACATCCTGAGGGGACATCACATACGACCAACGGTATACTTTGGTTACCATAATATCATTGATTACGGTAGGGCTTCCTCCTAAATAAATGTTTGTGGAAATATTAGAAGGTATGGATTGCATACAATTCATTTTCATTGATTGCATTAATTTTCCATCTAAATACATATCAACAAAATAATTGTCTATGACAATGGTTACGTAGGTCCATTTTTGTATAGGAAAATTATCAGTAACCACCATGGGTGGAGAGTGTTTATTAGAACTTGTTCCACAATTTTGACTTATATCAAAATACAATGTAGGTGTTGTTTTGTCTAAATATAAATTTATTTGACCCGGAATAGACAATATAGGTTTAATATTGTTATTATCCCAAGAATTCACATAAATCCAAGCACCCACTGTATATTGATAAGACAATGGATTGTCCGAAACCAGCACGGCTGGATTTGCATTGTTGTAATTTACCATATTTGCTGCAACAGTAGTATAATTTTGAAAATATAAATACAACATATACATACCGATGATGACAAATACGATTCCAATAACAATAAACCAATTCATTTTATCAGTATAATTTAGACTATATACAGGTACCTAGAGTTTTATTTGATTTTGTTTATTTTTTCCTTGATTTTTTCTATGTTAAATTCATCCGGTAACATTCCATTTTTGAAAAAGGACTGTTCGTACATTGCTTTGTATGCGTCAGGATTCGTATCTAAATGGATTATTTTTTGAATTAATTTATCTCTATCTTCTGTGGTATATTTCGCTGGTAAATATAATACGGAATCCATGTTCACATACTCGTGAAGATTAGGACATCCCCAATAAATCGGAATTGTACCAGAATAATACGCATTGATTATTTTTTCGGTAAGATAATTCGGTAAGGAAGTATTTTCAAAACAAATCATAAATTTGTATTTTGATATAAAATCATAATATTCCGAACTTTCATGATCATTTGGACAACTCATATTCATATTATTCATGAATTTTCCACACGAATCTACCTTTTTGTATTTTGACAATTCTATGAAAAATTCTTTACGTTCTTCTGCTGCTCCATTGCTTACTGAAAATAAACAGAAATTTTCGGCACGGGTACTTGACATCGTTCTTGGTACAATTAATTTTTGCATGTCTAATTTCATTAATAATATATGAAACAGTGCATAGGGAAAAAGAATCACATTCGGTTGTATGTTATCGGTGGGTATGAAATTAATATCAAAATTGTCCGGATTTCCATAGATACTTTCACCACTAAATTGTACCATGAGTGTATTCATATTTTCAGACGTTTTTTTATCAATATTTACCGGTGGAAATACCGAATATATTTTGATATGTTGATATTTTGTATTTTCAAAGATATATTGAAACAATTCAGTATAATTTTTGGTATCAGATGACCACCAATTTAAATATTCAATGTTTTTGTTTGTAAAAAATTCTATGTGATTACCGGACGGTTTTCGGTATAAAATCAGATATAAAATATACAAAAAACATACCAAAACCAAATATAACAAGATGATATTGGTATTTCGTCTCATATAACAATTCTTACATATTTATTGCTTCAATTTCGTATTTTTGCGTATTCCACATAGTAACAACTTGGTCCTTGGTAAGTATATGATCATAATATATGATATCAGCTACCGCACCATAAATGGTTTTTTGAGTATCACCAATTACTATGATATCATTGTCAGTAAATGTTCGTTCTGCTCCTGTCATGGGTGATGAATATTCTAAATGTCCATCTACAAATAGATCCATATGATTTTCGTGAAAATTAAATACGAAATTATGCCATTTTTGTGCAGTCAAATATAACCGATATGGTTCATCTCCAAATGCATAAATCAAATACATATTTTTCTTGGAACCATAATCATAGGAATAGGTAATGCATGGTTTGGGATATACCATTTCCCATTGATTGTCCGCGTTCAATGTTTTGGTTCCATAGAAAAAAATATTGACTTCTCGTTTTGATGGTGCATCCATCAATTGTTCATCCTTGGGGTTGACATATACCCACATGGAAATGGAATATATTTTTAAAAATGGATTTGCCGTATATTCGGCACCAATGACTTTCAAATCGTTGCTAGTTGCTAAAATTTGTTCTTCCATCGTGTTCAACATATATTGTCCTTTTTGTAAAATGTGAGTTCCGTTGAAATTCAAAGAAGATATAAACGGGGTATTTTGCGAAAAAAAGAAGGAACATAAAAAATATCCCGAAATCAATAAAATTTCAATCAGTAACAGTACATAGATGGGAGAAGAAGTGATTCGCATATCTTCACGTATAAAATCTTTGAAACTATTCATCGTATTTGCCATATATATTTTGTCCAATATCTGGGGTATAAAAATAGAAATAATCATTAAAATACAAAATAATCCAAATACAAATGAAAATACCAACAATATTTTTCTAATAATATTTCCAATAGAAAAACTATACGAAGTTAGATAATTGTAAACCATAATAAATACCAAGATGAAGGCAAACATTAATACACCAAACATGCAAAAAATCAAAAATTTGGGTATAAGTACATCGGAAAAATAAAAAATAGCACAAATGACTAATACTCCCAACAATACTAAAAAGGCACATGTATACATGTTAAAAAATTCTCCGGATTGCAACATAGAATACATGGAATACCATAGAAATATAAATACGATAAATGGTAATACGGTTACAATATATGCCATCCACGGGGAATTACTCGGATTTCTTCGTAACATTGTTTTTTACTATATTTTATTATATTACTATATTACTATAGATTTTCCATGGTGGTTTTTTCACCATGACATTCACGACACATGGCGACTAAATTATCTATGTGATTACTACCTCCATATTCCAAACGTATTTTATGATCTACTTCAAACCATGCGGTCAATTGTTTTTGGCAATTACCACATCGCCAATTTTGTCGGGAAGCTACGAATTTTTTTTTTGTTTCACTGACAGACCTCTTGGTCGCTTTTTTTCCGGATTCCAATATTCTTTGGGACTGTCCCGCGTTTCCACCTGATATTTGGTTGGTTACTTGGACTTGAGGTGGTGGCGCTCCTAGTGCATTACCACGACTTTGTTTAGCAGTGAAATCCAGTATAGGTCCTAACATATTTACACTAGAACGGTCCATAGGTAAATATTTAATATATTCATTGGAAGTTTGCAATATTTCTCCGGTTTTCATTGGATTTCGTTTGATCAAATAGTAAACAAATAATGTACCAAGAACAATGCCTGCCATTTGAAAATATTTTTTCCATCGGAAAATATTTTTAATGTATTTTCCTTCTGTATATACATTGGCTAATACCAAGGCACATATCAAAAATAACCACAATTCTATTCTCATTCATATACTATTTCAAACTATAATTATTGGAACCTATCGGAACCTACGGTTCCAATATCCGATATAGATGAATCCGACCAGACCCAAGATGACCGCTACAAACATAATATCTCGGCGCGCCAAAATAGATTGATATTGTACGACATGTTGGGGACGATATTCATGATAATATCTGTCTAAAGCTTGATATGCAGTGATTTCTTCCTTACCCAAGGATACATTTACTTTGTTGTGTAGAAAATGAGTCCAACGAATGAAGGATTCACGTGAATCCAAATAAGGTGAAACTGGGTATTTATCTAATAATTCAGCCATATGATCTCCCATAGATTCGTCGGGTATAAACAGGGGCATATTTTGTATAAGATCATAATATTTGCGTTTGGTTACGTTGGTAGGATGTTCAGGATAAGTATACGCAACGGAATGAAGAAAAAACCAATAATGAGGGCCCCACACTTTGGGATCTAGAGGAATTTTTTGAATATTCGTAGACATGAATATAGTATTTACATAATAAAAATATATAAATTTAGTTACATAGATTGTATATACTCTGTTTCAAAAAAATGTCATTTATACAATTAAATTATGAAATTTTCAAAAATATCAAATATTTTTTTTCCAATGAAAAAAACATTACTATGGATGTGGTATCCGTAGCAGAGCGGTCAGATGACCTACGGTCATCAACAACTAAGTCCAAAGCAAGCGAAGCTTGCTGGGGACTTTTGTTAGAGAAAACCATACCAGAATACCTTCAACAACAAATTTCGGAGGATAATTCTACGAATAGAGAAGACGAAAACTCGGTAATAAAGCCACCTGCTGAGTTTGATAACGAAGAATATGTATCCGATTTTGAAGATACAATTGAAGATTCGGATACTTTTTTCACGTTTGATTCTATTTATAATGGTCAAAGTCCTCAGGACTTTGGAACATCTACTGATTCATTGCCTCTAGCCTATAAATTTCATTTAGACCATTCCAAGAATTTTGATGATGATGGTATTATTTATTATCAAAATCCACAAAACAATGTCTACGAAGTAGATGAAGAATATTCCAAAATATATCAGGTCAAAAGTAATTCATTTGTTATAAAGATGAATTGTTGTTGTTGTTGTTGTTATATTTGATGCCATAGAAGAAAAAAGGCATCTAAACATTTCATATACAATCATATACAAGAATCATGTCTTCTGTGTCTTCATGTGTAACTTTTGTCACGGTTTATATGAATATTTATCCGAAATCAGAACAAGGAGAACGCGACATGGCGTGGAGATTTCAACAATTTGCCAAAATCGCCGAAACTGGTATTCAATTATGTGTCTATGTAGATGAATCTAGTGAAGAACTATTGGAACAATTTATCGTGTTGTATCCAAACATACGAAAAATGCGTACCTGGAAAACCATACAAGACACATGGACCTATGATATTTGTCGTCCACATTTGTCTATGTTGAAATTACCAACACATCGCAATGAAACCAAAGATACATTTGAATACATGGCATTGATGCATACTAAGATGGAATGTATGGCCGATGCTATCCGTGAAAATCCGTTTGAATCCACTCATTTTGCGTGGATTGATTTCAATATTGCTCACATATTCAAACATTTGGTTTCATCTCAATCACAATTGAAATCCATTTCAATGAATCAATGGTCACAATCATTCTTGGTCATGCCTGGATGTTGGACTGAATTACCCGAAATATTGGAACCCCCCTATGTACATACGATGTTGAATACGATTCATTGGCGATTTTGTGGGGGTTTTTTTATGGGAGACATTACTTCAGTTTCCAAATTTTGTTCCTTGTATCAAACTCATTTTCCTCTGTTTATTGCGGAACATAAAAGTATGATATGGGAAGTCAATTATTGGACATGGATGGAACACCAATTTGCGGATTGGTCAGTAACAAATTACAAACGTGATAAACCTACTGGAGAAGTTTGGAAACCACAGTGGTATTCTGCTGACCATAACGATTCTATTTTGCACATACCGATGGATTATTGGTCTATGTGTTTAGCAGATAAAATACAATCCTATACTTGTATTTCTTTGGAAATGCCTTTTTTGGAAACGGATTTTTTTCCCATGTCTTCGTCAGTAACACCTTGTTCAGACAACATTGACGACGGATATTGGATGAATACTCGCTATGTGAATTATCGTCTAGCAGACAATGGTTCCTATATTTTTTATCATCCAGATAAAATAATTGTGACCAAGAATCTATGTACCCGATTGAACACAGATATGAAAATGACGGAACATTTTTTCATGGCAAATCCGAAGGATTTGACTTCACGTGAATGCAATTTTGACGGCATGGAAGATATTCGTATTTGGTACAAAGAAAATGAGAAAAAAATTTATTACGTAGGTAGTAGTGTGAATTATGCACCACATAAACGAACACGAATTGTAACGGGTGAATATAACATTACACAAAGGCAATTATGTAACAATGTGGTAGTTGAACCACCGTCGGATACATGGTGTGAAAAAAATTGGTGTCCGATTGTAGAATCTTCTCTTACGAATCCACAAAAATTCTTATATCAGTGTTCCGATATGACGATATGTCATATTGCCTCGGGTAAATTGGTCATTGAACAACAACAATCCGATACATCATCATGGTCAAATGTCCAATGGTCATCAACAAACTTTCAAGTTTGGTTGTCTTCATGTCGTGGTTCTACGTATTTTCGTGAATCTTTAGTCCATCCAGGTTATTGGGTGGGACTCGTACATTATTCCCGAAACGAATGGCCGCGACATTATTATCATGTCTTGGTACTTTTAGAACCGAAAACATGGTCAGAGGGACAAAGTCCTTCAACAACAAATTCTAAAAGAATTTGGTCTCCCGTAAAATTCAGTCAACCATTTTCTTTTTGTAAACCAACTAATATAGAATTTTGTATAGGATTAATGGAAACAGGTGATAAATATCATTTTTGGGTATCACAATACGACCGTGACCCTATGAGAATCACGGTAAATGTATGTGATTTACCTTTTCTGTGATAAAAAACGTTGCGTTTATTTTTGTATCACACTATTCTATACTGGACATATAGTGTGATAAGTTATATGAAACATACGAAAAAATATCGTAAAAAAAATAGCAAAAATGGTAAAAAAAAATCCAATATCAAAACATTGAAAAAAAGTCGTGGAGGGGATACGGATATAGGCGGTTCAAAAGTATTGAATACGAATTTTTTAATCCCTTTAAATGATTTTAAAAATTCAATTAATACAAAAATACGTAACGGAAACACAATAAATGACGATATGGTTGGATTATTTTCATTATATGACGAAAGATTAGAAATATTAAAAAATATGTCTGACCTTAATATTAAAAAAATCAAAGATTGGAAAAAAAAGGTTCTTTCGTCTTCATTTGGAAAAGGAATAATTAATAAAAACGTAATGAATTCGGAATTAAATTCTATACAAGCCTTTTTTTCATTATTTGAGCAAATACATATTGTTATCAATGAAATTTTTAACATGATATCAAATGCAAATGGTTTTACTGACGATATTACTTACAAATCAAAATCAGGAAAGTCATATTTTAATCATATTCTGGATGAAATAAATACATATAATGATTCAAATTATGAAAATAATGAGATAAATAAAATAAGAAAGTTCTTACAACATTATGGGTGCGAGAATGTTGTTGACGATTGGGATGATAATCGTTCCAATAAACGTATACGTCAACCAATAACACAAGATGAATATCTTGGATTCATACAAAACATGATTACTGAATATGATGAAGATTTTGTAAAATCCATTTTAACCTATATTCATCCATGTTTCATCAACAAAGGTTTATCCACAAAAGACGAATTAGATACATTTGAAAAAAATCGTGATGCAACCGAAAAAGATGTATCAAATCAACCTGCCGGTGTTATTGTTCCTTACAAAAATCCAAAGGCGGAGGTTTCAAGTATTGATTTGGGAAATAATAAACGTATCGTTCCATCCGGTCCGAATGTTACCGATGTACCGAATCAAAATAAAATACCTCAATCACTGAAAAATCAAACACATCTGGTAACTAAGTTACCTTCTGAGTTAGTTGTTGAAGGCGTTTCGCCTTCTGACCCAAAATGTCAATCCAAAAATTTAGAACCAGAAAAAATGACAAAGGACGAATTGAAAAAATATTGTCCAAGAACAGGAAGAGCAATATTTCATCCAGATTCACTTAAAAATATTGGTTGTAAAGAAGATGCAGCTGAAAAATTCAAAAATTTATCAACATTATGTGAAAAAAATTCTGAAACTTCTTTAAATAATAATCCTGCTCCAGATGAACAAGACCCTAATGTGAACGTAGTGGAGGCATCCAACAAAAAATCAGAAATTACGACCTGTTCTACGATTAAAGGCATAACAACTTGTTCTTCTTCTACTGTTCCTGAAACTATTATTGCTCCTTCTACTGCTACTGTTTCTATTGCTCCTGATGTTTCACCTCCTCCTGCTCCTGATTTTTCATCTCCTCCTGCTCCTGATTTTTCATCTCCTCCTGCTTCTGATGTTATACCACCCACAGTTGTTCCACCTCCTCCTGCTCCTGATTTTTCATCTCCTCCTGCTTCTGATGTTTCACCTACTGCGGTTTCTGACGTTATACCACCCACAGTTGTTCCACCTCCTCCTGCTCCTGACGTTCCTCCTCCTATTGCGGTTGCTCCCACTGCTATTCCTGATTCTATAGAATCTTCGTTGGTATTAATTAAAGGTTGTAATTATTCTGAAAAAGCAAACGTATGGAGTGGTTCAACACTTACAGCACAAGTATCCGGTTCAGGATGTCAAATACAAACCTTGCATTTTTTGAATTTAATTGATGATGAACAATACAAAAATAACATTGACAAATGTGCTGTAGTAAATCTAATAGATTATCTGACAAGTGAAAAATATAAAACACATAGCGATGTATCCGGATACATCTCATTTGATAAAAAAGAATTTGATGTGAAATTACCACAGGAAATAGTAACATATTTGCAATACATTCAAAAAAATATGGTGAATGATTCTTGTATTGTTCATCAATTTTATCGTGATTTGGATAAAAATGCTACACCTCATTCAGCCATTTATACAAAAAATGCATCTGGAAAAATACAATACATTGACCCTCAATTAAAATTTAAAGAAGGTAAATTAAAATATGTTTTTGATGAAATGGACCCCAGTAATATAAATGTAAACGATGATTTATTAAAAAAAATCGCCGAATCATGGAAAGCACAAAACTATACAAGAGTAAGTATTTTAACTACAGCGAATCCAATCATTCTTACCGATGGTATGACAAAAGAAAATACAAAACAAGTATGGAACATGATGTTTGAAGATTACGATAAAAATGCACCTATACAAAAACCCCCACAGAATCAGCCTGGTCAACCGGAGGAGCCTGGTCCATC